CTGCGTTTCTGCCTTGCGCCGCTCCTCGAGCATCCACGCATATCCGTGCGTGGTCTGCTGCGACGCGTGCCCCACGAGCTTGCCGAGCTTGTCGAGGCTCATGCCGAGGTCGAGCCCGATGCTCAGGTACGTGCGCCTGACATCGTGGATCGTCAAATCGCTGCAGCCGGCCGCGGTGCGCACCTTGCCCCAGACCCAATTGAGGTTGTGCTTGCCGAACAGCGGGCCATCCGGGTCATACACGGGAACCGTGTCGAGGATATTCGTAACCTGTTCCGGGAGATGGATCGTCTTGGCACCGTCACGCCGGTCCATTTTGTGATCCTCGATCACGAGGCGGTCGCCCTGGAAGATGCCGGCGCCGTCGCGGCGAGCACTCGCCTTGACCTCGGCGATCTCCTGCTTGCGGGCCCCGGTGAAGAAGATCGTGCGTAGCGCGGCGATCTGCTGCGGGTAGTGGGTCTCGAGGAGCCCCATCGCAATGGCGATCTTCTGCAGCTCCTGCTCGCTGGCGATGCGCTTGCGCTTGTACTCGGGTTGCCGCGTGGTCTTGCCCGCGGGGTTGCCGAGGCTCGGCTTGCGCAGGGCCCACGACTCCAGCATCGCCAGCTCAAACATCGTGTGCAGGAGCGCACGCACCCGGTTGGCCGCGTAAGGGGCCGTGGCGCCTTTATGCCTGTCGGCGTGCCTGGTCTTGATCCGGCGATGCAGCACGTCGTCGAGGAGGTCTTCGATCGCCCTTTGCGTCACATCGTTGATCTTGGTCCTGCCGAGCCGCGGCTTGACGTAGTTCTCGATCATGCCCCTGTCGGCAGCGGCTGGGCCCGGTTTCTTGCGCACGTCAGCCCATTTGCGCAGGTAGTCATCGCAAAGCTCGTCGACGGTGGCGCCTTCTCGCTTCTCGATCAGCTCGGCGCCGGGATCACGGCCCTGCGCCACCAGCTCGAGTATCGCACGAGCCGAACGGCGGGCGCCATCTATCGTCATGGTGGGGAAGCGCCCGAGGCTGGGCCGGCGGGCAATGCGCGTCTTGGTCCGGTAAAAGAGGCGGAACGTCTTGGTGCCGTTCTGGTTCGCCACCAGCTCCAAGCCGGTGACCGTATCGTCGAGCAGCCGGCCGGGCCAGACGAGCGCCTTGGCGGCTCCGGGTGTCAGCTTCTCAGTCACGGCGTACCCGCAAAGTATACGTTGCACGTGTCGCAGCCGCAAGCTCGCGGTCCTCTTTGTCGGCGCGCTGGCAGGCGGTGGCGACGCTGCGGAAGGTCAGGACGCGGCCATTGCCGCACAGCCAGCCACCGCGGGGCGTGAGGATGCGGAGCGTGTTGCCCTTCATCGTGTAGTATCTGACGACCTTGTGGCCGCCGCGGCTGGTATAGATGATCTCTCCTGATGGTAGCATGGATGTTGCACCGTTGTTGCGGCGAGAGCCTGATGTTGCGTCCTTGTCGATGACGCCATATCATCGTTAGTGACAATGTGAACGCGTATGATGTTGATACTGAACGGAATGATGTTTGTCAACACAATTTGTGATGATAATTTCTGTGTCTGAAAATCACGGTGTCGGCTGTTCGATTCAGCCCCTGGGCACCTGAATTTCCAAGACTTTAGCGCAGTCGCGACTTTCTGTCATCACTTCTCTTGTTGCACGGAGGTTGCAACTTTTTGTGGTCTAAAGGCGGCATCTACATCCCGCAGGAGGGCTCTTTTCTGCCGTGGGTCGAGGTATGTCAGCCTCCCGATCAGCTTCGCGAAGCTGTCGAATGTGAAGCCGCGAACGTGGTTGTCCCACTCGAGCACGTCGCTAAGACGGTAGCGGACGCCGCCGGTCGGGGTCTTCACCCAGGGCAGGCCCTCGCCGCGGCAGCGGGCGTTGCGCATGGCCTCCTCTGACATCCGGTAGTGCTGCGCGACCTCCTCTGTCGTCAGCAGGATTTCTACGTGCTTCACGGCTTGACGATCCCTTCTATTGCCGCAGCCGAGAGAACCGGCTTGCCTTCGATCTTTTCGCCGGTCAGGAGCGTGACGCGTAACGCCCCACGCTGGCCCCGCTCGAGCTGGCCGAGGACGGCCATCGGCTCGCCTTCAACCTCGATCACCGCCAGCCGGCCGTATGCCTCCGCGTCGATGCTCTTGGTCGGCCGGTAGTGCAGCGCCATCCCGTGATAACCGGCCAGGGGCCCGCTCGGGCTCTCAAAGATCAGCGCGCGTGTCATAGGAGTGGAGCCGGGCAGCGAGGCCACCAGCTCGCCGGCACGGCCCGTGATCGTGGTGACACGCCCATCCGATCGTATCACACCTATAACGTCGGTCTTCTGTAGCGGAATGTCGAATCCAATTTCGCGGGCAGTCTCGTCGAAGGGCCGTTTGACTATCTCGGCGAGCTTCATGACCTCATCGAAATTCCACCGAAGCTCCCCGGTTGTCCGGCGGTGCAGAACGCCTATGGAAGCGAACAGCTTACTGTTCAGTTCGCGCTTAGACCTCATCCCAGCCGCTCTGATGGCGGCATCGAGCCATTGCTGATTGGCCACCACGCCTCTGATGACGGGAGCCGGTGGCGGTCGCAGCACCAACGCCTTCCGCTTCTTCGATCGCATGCGCTTTTTCACCATACCGATGTTGTTATCATGGTTCATTGATGCTGTCCTGTCATTTTTTCGACACACTCAACTTCGCCGTGATGCTGGCGGAAGATTGCCCTTGTACGTCAACGTGATGACGTGGTATCTTCATTCTGTTGACGAGAACCGACATTAGAGGAGGGCAGCGGGATGTGGTACGGGGAGTGGGGTGTCTGTATTGGATGGTCCTGGCGTGACGAGTGGGTCTGGGGGCTGGTCAGGGATTTCATGCCGGCCGGCCTGCTGTTCCTGGTCCTGGGGCCTGTTCGTGTCTCTTTCGGCTTCCCGATCGAGGCGGCTGACTCTGACGAGGACGCATGCACTGTGTCGCAGGTATCGACCCCGGCCTGACCGGGGCCGTGGCAGTCCTGAGCGGCGCGGCCGAAACGCCGCGCCTCTTGCTGCTCCACATGCCAATCCTGAAAATAACAGTCGGCAAAAAGCAGCGTAAGCGTATCGACGTTAGCGCAACCATAGCGATGATGTTCGCTCTGCAAGTGCTCAATGTCGAGCTGGTGCTGCTGGAAGATGTTGGCGGAATTACGGGCCAGTCGGCGAGCGCTGCATTCAGCTTTGGAAAAAGTTGCGGCTATATCGAAGCAGCAACAGTTGCGGCCAAGCTCCCCCTGCAACTCGTCACCCCTCAGACCTGGCAAAAGAGGCTCGGTGTCCAGTCAGGCCACGACAACGCCAAGCAGGCCGCGACCCGCCTGTTTCCCGAGTACGCCGCGGAATGGAGGCACGATGGCAAGGCTGCAGCGGCACTGATCGCGCTGTACGGCGCTCGCTATGTTCTTCCATGAGCCTTGGCCTCTACCCCTTTCAGCTTGAAGGCGCGCAGTTCCTGATTCGGCGTAGATTTGCCTTGCTCGCCGATGACATGGGCCTAGGCAAGACGCCGCAGGCGATCGCCGCCAGCGACGCTATCGAGGCACACCGTATACTTGTCATCTGCCCCGGCCTGCTGTGCCGAATGTGGGCGGAGGAGCTGCCTCGCTGGCGCCGTGTACCCGTGACCGTCACGCGCATTGCGACCTCGCGCGCTCCGATCCCCGCCGAGGGCGCCGTCGTGCTCTCCTATGACATGGCCGTACAGCCTGGCATTCTCGAGCAACTGCTATCGTTTAGCTGGCAGCTTTTGATTTGCGACGAGGCGCACTTTCTCAAAGGGCACGACACGCAGCGCACACGGGCGGTCCTTGGAAAGAGCTGTGATGGCGTCGACGCAATTGCAGGTAGCTGCGATCGGGCGTGGTTCCTGACTGGCACGCCTATATGCAATCACCCCGGTGACTTGTTTCCCATCATGAGGCTTTGCGGAGCATGGAGCAGCGGCTATGGACGCTTTCTGAGCAGCTTCTGCTACTACTCCGATCATCCCCGCTATGGTTTGCGGATTAAACCCGAATGCCGCGACACTGACTCGCTGAAAAGCCTGCTGCGGCCGATGATGCTGCGCCGGCTTAAGAACGAGGTCGAGCACCAGCTACCCTCGCTCACGATATCCGAGCTGGTCTTAGAGCCTCGCGATCATGAGTTCCCCGAGTACCTGCGCAGCGAGTACCCGGAGGCCGTTGTGCGGCTGGAGCGCGCCGCGGAGGCTGGTGACTGGAGCCTCGAGGACGATCCCCACGTTGCCAGCGTGCGCCGGCTGATCGGCCTGGCCAAGGCCCTGCCCCTGGCAGCACAGCTTCGCTATGAGCTGGAGAGCGGACTGCGCAAGGTGGTGGTGTTCGGCCTGCACAGGGCGTTCCTGCACACCATGCTCGGCGAGTTGCAGCAGTGGCACCCCGGCATCTTGCATGGCGGCACAACCGAGGCCCGCCGGCAGGCACAACTCTCCGCATTCCAGGACGGTGATTCGCGCGTCCTGCTGCTGCAAACGAAGGTTGCAAGCACCGGCCTCACCTTGACGGCCGCCGACAACGTAGTGATCGGCGAGCCGTCATGGGCGCCAGCCGACAACATGCAAGCGATTATGAGGGTACACAGGATCGGTCAGCGCCAGCCGGTCATGGCTCGCTTTGCGACGCTGACCGGCACGATCGACGAGCCCGTGAACAGAATCCTGCAGCGGAAAAGCCAAGAAATTGCAACGCTCTTGTCTTAGCTGTTGAAACCACGTCATCACAGTGATATGGTCTTGGAGTCGCATCTGTGCGATTTCATCATCACACGAACAGCTAGGGAGCACCTATGCTCGAATTGACGCTGCGGGGCAGCTTCCCCGACCTTCACACGCTCGCCGGGTTCCTCACGCAACTCGTCCACGCCGGCATCAGGCCCGATCTGGTGGACGCCGAGTCCAATGAGCCCACGGGCAGCATCACGCAGCCCATGCAGCCGCAGCCGCCCATGTTCAACACGGGCGCCTCAGCGGTCAACGCGCCGATCCCCGAGGCCAAGCCGCCGAAGCGCCGCGGCAGGCCGCCCGCTGCTGCCGTGCTCGATCAGCCGCAGGCCGCTGCCGCCGCTGGCCCGTTCGGCAACGGCGCCGCGCAGCCCGCTCCTGCTGCTCCTGCGCAGCCCGGCTTCGCCTTCGCTCCTGCTGCCCCTGCGGCGCCTGCGCCCGTCGCCGTCACCCCGGAGATGCTGCAGGCCAAGCTTACCGAGCTGATCGCCAACGGCAAGATGCAGGCTGTCGTCGACACCATGAAGCTGTTTGGTGCGGCGCGCGTGCAGGATGTCGCGCTCGCCCGCTACGGCGATCTGTACGCCGCCCTGTCCGCTCTCTGACGGCCCCTTGCTTCGCTGCGGTGAAATAGGAGAGCGGTTGTGGCTGAGGAGCACAGCCCCTTTGGGGGCTCACGAGCGCACATCTGGCTTCGGTGCAGCAAGTCGGCGGAGGAGTCGGCCAAATGGCCGCCGGCTCCCTCCTCGCCTTACGCCGAGGAAGGGACAGACGCACACGCGCTGGCGTCACACTGCCTGTCGAGCGGTGACCGCGACGCCAGCATATACGTCGGCGTCGAGATGGCGCACGATCGCGGCACGTTTACCGTTACCGCCGAGATGGCCGCGGCCGTCAACCTATACCTCAATGACGTGTGGGCGCGCATGGACCTCGGCCATGACGAGTTCCACGTCGAACAGCAGTTCTCGCTCCACACGATCAGCAACCAGCTTTTCGGCCGCAACGACCTCGTGCTCTACAAGACGCGCGAGCAGGAGCTGTGGCTGTGGGACTACAAGCACGGCGCCGGGGTCTACGTAGAGGCTGAGGGCAACGAGCAGCTTGCCTTCTACATGGTCGGCGCCATCCTCAAGCTCTCCGGCCATCCGATCAAGCGCATCGTCCTGACGATCGTGCAGCCGAATTTCGACTGCGCCGAGGGCCCGATCCGCCGATGGGAGGTCACGCCTTACGAGGCATTCGAGTGGCTTGGCCGGTTCCAGGAAGCCTATCAGCTCGCCAACAGCGACAAGGCAACGTGGGTGACCGGCGATCACTGCCGCTGGTGCGCCGGAGCGGCGGGCTGCGACGCGCTGCACCTGCAGTCCCTCGAGGGTTTCCTGCAGCCGAGTGGCGCTGTCGTCACGCCTGATCCCAAGCAGATGACGAGCCTGGAAATGGGCCACCGGCTCCGGCAAGCCGACATCATCGAGCTTTGGATAAAGACGCTGCGCGAGCGCGCTTACTCTGAGGCCCTGGCAGGACGGCCGCCCCACGGGTTCAAGCTGGTCGACAAGCGCGCCACGCGCAAATGGATCGGTGATCTCAAAGAGACGGTCGATGGTATCCGCAAGGCATACCCCGGCATCAGCCTCGACGAGATCACGAGCTACAAGGCCGTCTCGCCGGCACAACTTGAGAAGCTGGTCGGCAAGGAGTGCATGACGCTGGTCAGCGGCATGATCGTCAAGGAGAGCAGCGGCAAGGCGCTCGTGCCAGCGAGCGACGAGCGAGCAGAGGTCAAGACCGGCATCGAGGCTGATTTCGGAGACATCCTGCAATGATCGCAACCGCTGTGTGGTGGCTATCTCTGATGCTCTGTGGAGCGATCGGGGGCCTGCTGTTCATGGTCGCATGGGGCGTGCCATGACACCGACCTGCCCAACGTGCGGCAGCGTTGCCGTCAGGATCGACGGCAAGAAAGCCGCCTGCATGAACCCCCGCTGTCGCGATGACGGGGTGAACAAGGGCCTGCAGACCTTCCGGCCAAACATCATCGCAACTGACCACGACCCGCGACGCGAACACTGCCCAACGGGCGGATGGCGCATCGCACCTGTCATCTATGAATAGGAGGAGCAATGAGCTGCCGAAAGTGGCAGCGCGAATGTCTGGAGTACGCGCGATCAGCCGGTGTCGAGAATGCAAGGCTCGAGAACGGCGGGAAACACATAAAGCTGGTCGGCACGATCAATGGAGCGCCGTTCCTGCAAATCCTCTCACGGGGCAGTCATCGAGGCCCCCGTGTCGAGCACAACATGCGTGCGAGTATCAACCGTGCCCTGCGGGCACACAATCAGGAGACTTGATATGGACTCTCAACTACTGGCCAGTCTGACGGCCAAATACCCCATGCGTATCCTGCAGAACGGCAACATCCGCACGTCGCCGGTTCGCCTCAGCTACGCAAACGGCCTGTTCAAGCCGCGCGCCGTCAAGGAAGGCGACCCCAAGCGGTACACCGTGTCTCTGCTGTTCCCGGTCGGCGCCGACCTCTCCATCCTCTACGGCATGGCCAACAAGGCGGCCGTCGACAAGTTCGGCGACCCCAGCAAGCACAAGCTCAAGAGCCCGTTTCTCAAGCAGGACGACGTTCCCGATCCCGGCTACATGGACGGCGGCGTCTATCTGCGCTGCGGCGCTCCCGAGGAGAACCAGCCGCAGGTCATCGACCTGCAAGGTCGCCGGTTGCTGAGCGAGACCGACTGCTATTCCGGTGCGTGGGCGATCGCCACCATCCGCGCGTTCGCCTATGACGCCAAGCTCAACAAGGGTGTGAGCTTCGGGGTGCAGAACATTCTCAAGATCGCCGATGACGACCGCTTCTCGGGCCGCAGCAGCGCCGACGAGGATTTCGCCGACGTGCTCGACGCTGCGCCGGCTGCGGACGCCGGGCAGGCCGCTGGGCAGTTCTTCCGGTAGGTCTGGCCGTGACCTCGCAGTGGGCCATAGTGGACGTGGAGACATTCAGCGCTTGCGACCTCAAGGTTGCAGGCGTTGATGTCTACGCGGAGCACGCTTCCACTGGCCTGTGGTGGCTCGGCTACTGCGTGGGCAACTTTCCCGTGCATCTGTGGCGGCCCGGCTGGCACAAGGAGCCGACCGAGCTGCTCGACATGATCGCCAACGGCGGTGAGTTCGTCGCCTGGAATGCCTACTTTGACGCGACGATTTGGAATGAGGTCATCTGCAAGCGCTACGCGCCGCACTGGCCCCGCGTGCAGCCGGAGCAGGTCAACTGCCTCATGGCGCGCGCCAATGCCCTGCAGCTTCCCCCGTCGCTCAAAGAATGCGCACTGACCATCGGCCTGCCTGTCCAGAAGGACATGGACGGCCACCGGCTCATGCTGCAGATGTGTCGGCCGCGCAAGGTCAATGCCGATGGGTCGATCCTCTGGTGGGATGACCCCGAGAAGGTCAAGCGCCTCGGCGCCTACTGCATGCGGGACGTCGAGCCGGAGCGCCTGCTGCATAAGCGCCTCCTGCCGCTCTCTGATACCGAGCGCCGCGTATGGGTCACCGACTACAAGGTCAACAAGCGTGGTATCCAATTCGATATAGCGAACGTCGCCGCTACCGGCCGCATCATCAGCGCCGAGCTTGCGACCGCCAACAGCCGCATGTCGGCAATCACGGGCGGCATCGTGCCGGCAGTGACCAATACTCAGGCCCTGGTCAAGTTCGTGCAGTCGCGCGGTGTCGAGTGCACCAGCGTCGACAAGGAGCACATCGAAGACATGCTCGACGCCGGCAACCTGCCCGCCGACGTAGAAGACGCGCTCGAGCTGCGCCAGGTGACCGGCAAGTCGAGCGTGGCCAAAATCCCGGCGATCTCTACGGCGGTCAACAGCGACAGCCGGGCCCGTGGAATGTACACGTATTACGGTGCGTCGGGCACCGGGCGCTGGGCTGGCCGGCGGGTGCAGCCGCAGAACCTGCCGCGGGTGGAAGACCTCAGCCAAGAGCAGGTCGCGGCTGTCATCGACCTCCTGCAGCACCCCTACGCTCTCGACGCCATCCGCATTGCCTACGGCGATCCTCTCGACGTGCTCTCTCAGTGCCTGCGCGCCATGATCGTGCCCGCACCCGGCCATGAGCTGATCGGCGGCGACTACTCGCAAATCGAGGCACGCGTGCTCCCCTGGCTGGCCGGCGAGAGCTGGCTGCTCGACGCCTTCCGCGATTATGACGCCGGCCGCGGCCCTGACATCTATCGCCTCACCTACGCCCGCGCCTACGGCATAGACCATTCCGAGGTCACCCCGTACCAGCGCCAGCTCGGCAAGCCGATGCGCCTCAGCCTCGGCTACGGCGGTGGCTTTGGGGCTTTCCGCGGCATGGCCAAGGGTTACCGGATCAAGGTTGTCGAGCACGACCCAAGCGGGCAGTTCCTCGATCGTGCCAAGGTGGAAGGCATCAAGCTCGCCTTCCGCGAGAGCAACAGGCACATTGAGCAATTCTGGTACGACCTCGACGAGGCCGCCAAGAAGGCGATCACTTGCAAGCAGGGCCGCGTCTACAGCGTCCCCAACGGCAGCATCAGCTATCGGCGTGTCGGGAGCTATCTGTTCTGCCGGCTGCCGAGCGGGCGCTGCCTCAGCTACGTGAAGCCGCGTGTGCAGTGGTGGGATAAGCGCTGGCCAGACGGATCGACCTCGCGCATGGAGTCGATCTTCTACTACGGCCAAGACCCCAAGACCTCCCGATTTACCGACCTGGAAGCATACGGCGGCAAGCTCTCGGCGCACGTCACGCAGGCGACGGCGCGCGACATCCTTGCGCCATGCCTGGTGAGGCTGGAGGACGCCGGCTACCCCGTGATCCTGCACTCTCATGACGAGCCGGTGAGCGAGGTTGAAGCTGGCCGCGCCGATCCCGAGGAGTTCCGCGGGTTGATGCTGGAGCGCGAGCCGTGGATGGGCGACCTGCCGATCGCATGCGGCAAGCCGTGGCATTCAACTAGATACGTGAAAGGATAGCCCTGTGAGCACAACACCGCCAACTGTAGACGCCTACCTTGACGGCGCGCATTACCTGATTGTTTGCCCCTATTGCGGCTCTGGTCACAGTCATGGTGCAGGCGACGGGCACCGCGTATCTCATTGCGAAGGCATCAATCCGGGGTACGTGCTCCGCCTGGCTGGCAGAGCAACGCCCGCTTTCAAGAAAGCATGGAAAAAGCTGAGGACTGCAGAAAACAGACGTATGCTCACAGAGTTGCGCCGCAAGCGGTAGTGAGAGGCAAGAGCCGTGACCCGCCGCGCCAAAGAGATTTGGCTTTACCCCGGCTCCTTGAAGCAAGCGAACGCCTTTGTGCGTGAGCATCACCGGCATTCTAACCCGGTACGCGGTTACAAGTTCTCGCTCCTCGCATGGTCCGGCGAGGGCCTGCTTGGTGTTGCAATCGTCGGGCGCACCACGGCACGCAGGCTGCACAACGACCTGACCGCTGAGGTCACGCGCGTCTGCACAACTGGCTCAGCCAACGTCTGCAGCTTCCTTTATGGCGCGTGCTGGCGCGTCTGGCGCGAGATGGGCGGAAAGCGGATCATCACCTACACCCTGCAGAGTGAAAGCGGCGCCTCGCTGCGCGCCGCAGGTTTCCGGCCCGTGGCAAACGCCAAGGCTCACGAATGGAGTCGCGAGAGCCGGCCCCGCGGCAGTCAACCCGTGTATTCCGAGGATAAGATCAGATGGGAGAAGCCGTGACCCTTACTCCCGACATCGCCCAAGCCAGCCGCTTCCTGCAGCTCCTCGATCCCAGCGCCGAGGGCTTCACATTCCGCTGTCTCGACGACATGCGCTTGGCCAACGGCAAGCCGCGCGATCAAGCCGCCCTGCGGCAGACCTTTCACGGCACCTTCCCGCAGCACGTCGATCAATTGCAACGTCTTAACGTCAAGTTCGGAGCGGCCGTATACGTCACCATCAACCGCACCGACCTGCATGGCCACCAGCAGGGCCACATCCTCGCCAAGCGCGCCTTTTGGGTCGACCTCGACAACGGGCTGCCGCAGACGTTTCAGCTCCGGCCGTCGATCATCGTGCAGACGAGCCCTGGCAAGTATCAGGCATATTGGCTGATAACCGGCGAGGTCGGCGACGCGGATTTCATCGGCACCCTGCGTCACATGGCGTTGACCTACGGCGCCGATCCTGGCGTCAACAGCGTCGAGCGCATCCTGCGATTGCCGGGCTTTTATCACCGCAAGGGCGAGCCGTTCCAAGTCACCATCATAGAGGCCACCGGGCATCGCTATAGCTTGGCGGATATAGCGGCCGTCCACCCTCCTCTGCAGGAACAACGCAAGGCCGAGCCCATCCCCGAGGAGATTCCCGATAGCAGCCGCAATAAGACGCTGATATCGGCTGCTGGCACGCTGCGACGCCGCGGCTTCCCGGCCACGGCAATCGAGGCGGCGCTGCAGGTCTTGAACACCGAGCGCTGCAGCCCGCCCCTCGACCCCAAAGAGGTCAGCAAGATCGCCAACAGCGCCGGCCACTACAGCGCCGGCAGCTTGGTCAAGGAAGGCCCGATCAACTGGCCTGAGACGAAAGACGACGTGCCTGCACCGCGGAGCGCGGCTAACGTTGCGGCATACCTTGGACATCTCGGCATCGTGGTGTGGGCAAGCGAGTTTGATGGCCGCTACTACATAGAGGGTTACCAGGATTTCGACACTCTGACTGAGGAGGCTCTGCGCTCACTGCGCATCCTCGCCGAGAGCTACCATCTGCGCACACCTAAAGATGCTTTCGACGACTACATCATGGACCTGGCCTGGCAGGACCGCCGGCATCCCGTGCGCGAGTACCTGGCCCTGCTCGAGTGGGATGGCGTGCCGCGCGTCAGGACGTGGCTCGCGACCTATGTCGGCGCCCACGGCGACGACACTGCCTATATCGAGGCGGTGGGCATGCTGACGCTAGTCGCTGCTGTGCAGCGCGTGCGCAACCCCGGCTGCAAGTTCGATTTCATGCCTGTGCTGGAGGGCCGGCAAGACCTCGGCAAATCGAGCGTGTGGCGCATCCTGGCGAGTGACCCGTGGTTTACCGCCAACCTGCTGATCGGTGCCGACCCCAAGATTATCATAGAGCAGACACGGGGCAGGTGGATTATTGAGCATGCCGAGCTTGACGGCATCACCGGCCGCGATGTCGAGCGCATAAAGTCCTTCATCACGAACCAAGAGGACAGTGCCCGTCTTGCCTACGGCCGCACGACCTCCTCGGTGCGCCGGCAGTTCATCCTCACCGGCACCACCAACAACGCGCAATACCTGCGCGACGAGACGGGCAACCGGCGCTTCCTCCCCATCCGCTGCGGCAAGGTTGACTTTGACCGTCTGACGCGAGACCGGGATCAGCTCTGGGCCGAGGCCGCTGCCATGTGCAGCGACTGGCGCATGCTCGACCTGCCGGCCAGTATCAAGCCGCTGGCAATCGAAGCGCAGGCGCAGCGCCAGATCACCGACCCTATAGAGGACCGCGTTGCAACAGCGGTCGCCGGCATCGGCGCGGCTTTCGTCCGCACGGAAGACATCTTGGCGGCGCTGGGCGCGCACAAGATCGAGGAGCAGCGTCGGCTCGCCATCCCACTCGGGCGCATCATGCAGAAGCTCGGCTTTCAGAAGGCCAAGCGGCGCGATGGTGGCGCCACGGCGCGCAACGGCTACCACAAGGGCGGGCCGCACGCGCTGTTGTTCGTCTGGAATCCGGCGGAAGGAAAACTGATCCCCGATCCTGACAACCCCGCGGCGAAATTGCTGCAATAGGAGGCGCCTATGCTGACCCCTCGCACGTTCCGAGAATGGCTCGCCCTGGTCTTCCCTATCATCATCGGCGGCATAGTCGGGGCCGGGCTCGCTGACGCGCTGCATTGGGCATGGGCTGTCCCCTGCCTGCTGGTAGGCGCGGCAAGCGGGGTGCTGCTCATGATTGCAGAACGCTCAGGCAAATGACAGCCTACTACAACGAGAACGACCCATTTGCAGCGCAATGGCTCCGCAACCTGATAGCCGAGGGACTGATCGCAGACGGCCATGTTGACGATCGAGATATCAGGGACGTGCGATCCGCAGACCTATGCGGCTATCGGCAAGCTCATTTCTTCGCTGGGATTGGCGGCTGGAGCTGTGCGCTCAGGCTCGCCGGCTGGCCAGACGATCGCCCTGTATGGACGGGCTCCTGCCCCTGCCAACCTTTCAGCGCGGCCGGCAAGCGCCAGGGCACCGACGACCCCCGGCATCTGTGGCCCGTCTGGTTTCCGCTCATTCAGCAGTGCCGCCCTGCAGTCGTCTTTGGAGAGCAGGTTGACCGAGCTGCTGCCCTCGGGTGGCTCGATCTTGTATTCGACGACCTGGAAAGAGAAGACTACGCCACAGGGGCGGCGGTTGCCCCGGCTGCAGGCGTCGGCGCCCCGCACAGGCGAGACCGGCTTTGGTTCGTGGCCTACAGCCAAGAGCCAGGATGGCCGCGGCGGTGGCCAAGCCAAGCGAGCAGGTACACGCCGGAGCAACCTCAAAGACTCTGCAATGCTGGCACCGTGGC